GATTTCCTCCGACAAGCAAACGAATTTGCGGTCGATCTCTGACCAGAGATTTCTATTTCCAATGGATATATCGGATCTTCCCGATCGAGATATTATCTCGTTTCGGGCTTCTTCCTTCACCTCTTCGAGCGTTAATGGGAGTACGTCTCCAGTCTTGATCAACCCGTTGATCACAACATTCGAGATCTTTACACCCCTTTCCCACTCGAAAACATTCTCCTTGAATTTCGGGACTTTATACTTTGTACAAAATCTCGCTGCAAGGTCTCTAGCCTTTTCCGACTCCTTGATATCAATATCAAAGGGAAGGGCCAGGCCAAGACCTCCAAATTCAGGAGGAATATATGTGAGTACGTTTGTAAACACCTTTCTTTCCATCCATGATGGCATAAGGAGTCGGACGTACACTGCTTGCATCGAAATGAATGATTTCAGTCTTGAACAGAATCTGTTTAATCCTGGATCATCCGTATCGGAACACAAACGAATCGTATCCCTCATGTACTGGATGTCCTTGGCCATGGCCTGGACTTTCCCGACAAAGGGATCCGGCTTGTCAAAGTTCTCCCTTCCGCCCATTTTCTGAAATTGGGACAAGAGACGAAGCTTTGGTATATCAACATGAATGAATTTCAGCATTCTAGGATTGGTCAATCCTAGATGTTTGCTGACACTGTTGTACAGTGGCATAACTCCAAACAATTGGCAGTATGCAACAAATTTCTTGTTGATGTTGTATTTATCCCATGAGATTTCGTAACCCATGCTTTCCATAGTTAACGGAATTCTCTTGAGATTTTCTTCAGATCCAATCCCTAAATGATCGTCACCTGCACATGTGTAGGTTTTGACATCTGAGTAGGATCTTTTGGCTGATGGTGTCGTCACAAGGATGAAGTCTCTGACATCATTATGTGGTGACTTGCATGTCATACGCCAGGCCCCATAACTGCTTGCAGTTAGGACAACCTTGGTCAATGGATCGCCCATCATAACACCTCGCTGATTGGAGAAAGTAACAGTATTGTCACTGACAACACCATTTATTCTTCCGTCGCGAATATATTGCTTTATCAACCGCTTTTCGAGTCCCTTTACCTTGAAGGTAAGGCATTTCGGAGTGGTTAGCAAAGCAATGGCCTTCTTGAGGTATTTAAGCTCTCCGATAGTTATCGCATTTTGCTTAAATAACTCCTTGACTACCCCATTGAGTATTCCGAAACCTGTTTCGTGAGGTACTCTATCTGTCGCAGATGTCATATCTGATGTAGATATGGAAT